TCCTTGATAGCCATCCCGTCCTTATATAGGGACAATACCCTAGACTCTTGATCTAGGGTAATAGATCGTCTTCTTGCCATAATTAATATGTTTTATAACATTTATAATTTGTTGCTCGTTATTTCAAAAAGTTGCACCTTTGCATCGGACATCAACGATGTTAGTCGCACTTCGGTGCGTGGATTGAAACGACATTAGAAATGTCATTGTGATTTGCTCACAAATTAGTATTTCTATACAGCCACTGTATAGTGAAGAGGCGGAGAAATCCGCCTCTGTTTTTTTATTTCCTTATTACTTCTTTCTGCATCATAATTGAAAAAATCTTCATTCTACAAATTCTATATCATTCAGATTAATCGGATAAACTTCATAGACTACCACTTGGTCAAATTCCCCATATTCATTTTTTTTATTCAAAATGTTTGCTATTAACTGACAGTTATAAGAATCACATAATCTAATTAATTCAATAGATGGAGCTTCGAATACTTCTATCGTATTAAATCTCTTATCCTTATTAATTCTATAAGAAAACATAGATATCATTTCCGCATTAATGCCTAATTCTTTGATCTTGTTGTACAATTCTAAAGTTTTCATAATTTTGATACTGAATTAATCTGTTGTCACCAGCTTTATATTTATCATAAAAAAATTTCTTCAACCTCAAATTCTGCCTTCTCTTCCCAATCAAAAAAGTCTAAATTCTGTTCATCCTCTTCCGTCAAGTAGTAATATGCGCGGATTATATAGCCATCAATCTCAATAGGGGATTCAGCCCACTCTTTTAGACCTACATGTTGTGGTTCAAACGCCGGATAAATATATCTGCTTGTAGGTTCTGCGCCAGTAGATATAGCTTTATCAGCTATTTCTTCACCAAATCTCTCTACTATTTCTTGATATGTGTAACTTTTCATAATTGTATGTTTTGTTTGTTATTACTTGTTGTTTTATTATCACATTGCAAATATACAACATTGTGATATAATGGCAAAACAAATCACAATATATTTTCTTGCATTGTGCAATATTTAACATTTAGATAAAAAAAGAACAGCCGCCAGCAAAAAGCACAGCAGCCGTTCAATCCACGTCCTACTCTCTATCCCATACAATAGATAAATATTCTAGAACCATTCCGCATCCGGGTGTACTTCTACGGACAGATGATTCATTATTTTGGTGATTAATTCTCGTATCATAAGTATATTATTCCATAATGTCTGAAACCCCATACGGGTTATCCAATGCGGCAATCACACACTTTTGAGCGATATTAGCTCTTCTGTCAGTAACCGCTATGATTCTGTAATTCGTTTTGTCTTCCTTAGTCGTCCGGTATGTATTTCCTAAGAAGTTTAAGTGACTAAGTTTATAACCAATCATCTGCCATAAGGCTCCTCCTACAAGATATCTTCCGATCCCTTCTGTCATGTGCAGACAGTCCCTGCTCAAATCTGTACCATAATGCCAGTTCATGAAGTTATTATCCTTACCGGCCATGAATGGATAATCTACCGCAGCCTGATTCAAGTCAGTCATTGATTCAGCCTCTTCTATGGTTGGGACTACGGTTGTAACAGGAGTGCCCGTTTCCGGATTGGATTGAGACACAACTCCCTGTATGGTCGTATCGGCCCTTAAAGACGTGCCTCTGGCATTTTGTACGGCTGTTCCGGAAGGGATGACGAATTTTACTTCCGGGCAATGTTGCAATACCTTTTGAGCCAAGCGACACAATTCCGTATACATACCCAGCTGCCTCTGCTTTTGATTAATACCGAAACTCAGCCACTTGTCCTTCGATCCTTGCGATGATGAGAGCGTATGATATACGCTGTACGCCCATGTCATGTTAAAACAGATTACAGGATGCGAGAACAGGCAACATCTATCAATGATGTCAGCAAACAGACTCACATAGTTCTTGGTAATATTCCCTTTCTCGTCCTGATCCCAATAGGTTGACTCATCTGCGGATTGATATGCTCCGTTTTGGATTATCACAAAATCCCACGCTTCGTCGGACAAAGCCTCTTTTACCGTACTGGTGCCATTCTCCCAGACAGTGGCATTCAACCCCCACTTATAGTAGGATATTTTGCGGTCGGACTCATAAAATGTTATATAATCCTTAATACCAGAAGCGCCAACATAAAGGTTGCCGATAACAATATTAAAATTATAACTGTGCGCTATATCTCCAACGTAATTAATCGTGTCAACTCCAAAGGAAGAACCGATGAAAAGTATTTTAAGAGAATGATAAAAATCAGTGATTTTTACATCATTAATATGTTTGTGAATAGACTCATCTACATCACTGATTTTTTCGTCAAAGCCTTTAACCCGAAATCCTTTGAAAAAGTAACCGGTAATCTTTTCAACGGCCGACGAAGTTCCAAAAAATGCCATCTGCATCGCATCCTCATTGAGCTTGTAATAAGTACCGCTGTCCTGATAGGAGATGATGGATGATGTATTAGTCGAGTTTTTGAACTTCATATTCAGTCCGAGACTGTTGGCTTTCACTTGTTTTCCAGTCTTGTCATATACAGAAACCAAGTCACCGGCTTTCAAGTTTATGTCATATATTTCTTTCGTTCGCAAATATCCCTCCATCGAATCTGCTTTCAGATTTTTCCCTTCACCTGTCCAGCGTCCGGTAACCAGATCATTCTCATTAATATATATGCGTCCAATATTGCCACCATTAACCGATTCGTCAAGATTGGATATATGTTCTATATTGTCGGCCGTAGACCGTTCCAAAGATTCCACATTTTCTGTCAGCTCACTGATTTTATCCCCGGCTCCTTTCACATAAGCTCCCTTAATTACAAACCCGTTCAAAGACTCTATACCGGATGATGCAACAGTCATATAAATCTCAACAGCATCAGTATTCCCAATCTGGATACCATTACCGGATTCATACCAGCTCCATTCTACCTTGTTTTTTGCGGAATCTCTGAACTTGAATGTAATACCATAACCATTCATTTTCACTTGTTTTCCGGATGCTTCATACATTGTTAAAACTGCGCCGCTTTTAATAAGAGTACTCACCTCAGTATTACGTTTGTAAGAAGAGTTATCATTATGAGTCAATGATGATCCTTCTCCCGTCCATTGGCCTGTTACCCACGATTGGATATTAAGATTGATATATCCGGTATCACCACCATTTAAAGAACTTTCCAATTCGGATATTTCTGTAGCCAGGCTCTTACGAGTCTTTGGATTGACCACCGCATCATAAATGGTAGCCGGGAATATGGTTTGCCCACCCTTGGTCAGTTTATGCATTTTTGCCATAATATCTCCTGTTTTTAGCCTAAGTTCCGCCGGAACTTGGGCTGTTGTTATTTTATGTAATTATTTATTAACTATTAAAATCACTCAGCACATCATCATACTCCTTATCTGACAGAGATACGCTCTGCACCGCATTGTAGACGACATAATCAGGATAAAATGTTATTTCCGCTGTGCTTTCATCGGTCTTTCCAGTAGTCAGCACAATCCCTGTATCTTCAATAGATACAATGTTGCAGATGCCATCTCTAAAGTCAACATCAGAGATGAAGTATTCCCGTTTGACCTTCAGCATACCAGGGGAGAAGCCGGGGTTGTCAAAAGCGACAAGCAGACTGCCATCTTCCATACGGCTGCAACCCACATACTCTTGTCCGTCAAAGGAGGCTATAAACTTTCCCTTAAACGGATTGAAGTAAGTAAACCGGAAGGGAGTTGATATGTCTCCATTCAGGTTCTTCTCTATAATTTTAAAATCGGATTGGTAATTAATTTTCATAATTATAATATTGATGTAACATCGTCTATCTCCTCGGCTGTCAAGATGCCGGAAAGGTCAACACTTCCACCGCCTCCGGTTGTTCCTGTAGGACTCCATTTCCCCTTTATCTTGCAATCATATATAGGACCGGGTATGGTATCCCCCACGACAGCCCAGTCGCCCACAACTGGAGATGGGACAGCAGCATGCAATGCTTCTACTGTCGAAAACAATCCCTTGTTGCGGACACTGTTCTGCTTGACCTTATCAATCTCGGTAGAAGTCTTACTAAAATTGTAGTTAAGCCGATCTGCCGCCTCACTCCAAGTACCTGTTTTATTAATACTATTAAGTTCCATATCACTTTCTTACCTTTAACACTCCATTTGTCACTATTCCTTCAAGTGTTTCATATTCCACATATACCTGCCCGGAGCTGACGTTATCTTTAGACGGCCAATTACTGCATTCAATATTTGCCACATATTTAGACACAGCCCCCCCGTCATATACCGGTTTCATCCCAACCAACAGAGTTTCGCCTTTAGAGCCATAAAAAGAAACGTTATTGGGAGTAAGAATAATATCCGTATTTTCCACATGATTCTGTATTCTGATACGTTCCGGATATACAGTCGTTTCTTGTATCAATTGGTCCCCTACATATTTCCGTAGAATCAAATCACCATACTCCCATCCGTCTGATGATGTGTCGAACCTTAATATCAAGGTGGCATGTCCTTCAGTCGTGTACATTTCAAGAGTATTTTTATCCGGATCAATGACAATGCGTTTCCCGTCAACAGATGTTTCTACTTTTCCGCGGAAAAATCCGCCCAAGGCTTCAACCACACCTCTGAACTTACCACCCAAGGCATAAATATAGCCACGAAGGAACGTATCGCCACCATGAGTGGCAACAAAGTTCGCCATATTCGCCCATTCCGTATCTGTGGGCTGGTAATCGGGGTCATTACGAAACTTCATTACGGTTAATATAGCCTGTTGAAGCGTGCCACCTGCCCAAAATGCCACATCATCATCATCATTGTATATGCCGCTAACTCCGGCTGTGACCTTCTGCATCTTACCATCCTTGTAGTTGCCTAGTTGGATCATATTGGCCAATATCAAACCGCCAAGGATATCCACAGATCCATCCTTAATCGCACTTGCGATATAGTTAATTGCTTGAAATCCGGCTGTTGCCTTGTCGTTATCCAAAATGGACGGTTTCCAGTCTGTGGCAATGGTCCCTCTTTCTAGTTGAAGATCACAAACGGTTGCGGTACCACTGATGAGAAATATACCACTGCCATTGAAGGTAATCTTATGGGTATATCTCTGATAAGAGGATGTGAGAGGCTGAGAAACACTGAAAGAGCCGCACGAAACAGACACAGACGTACCCTTTGCTTTATAACTGATAACATAACTTTCTCCTTTAATCAATGATACAGATTGGGACAAACTACCGATTGCAGCAGAGTACCCAGAGCCGGCAGCACTATCTGCGGATACAGTAGCCACTCCCGTCCAATACTTTAATTGCTTGCTGAAAAGCTCGGTGTCCGCCGATAATTCGGTAGTGGCAGACAGTTCCTCGGTTTCATAATCTCCAGTAAACCCGGAATTACGCAACAGATTGACACTTCCGACAGCCGCGTTGTCTATCGCATCCTGAGCCTTTTGGGCCAGATCGGCAGCCGCCTGTATCTCATCCGGAAGACCTTCCATATTACGCCATCCAGTGGAACCTTGTTCGATATGAAACATACCCTTGATATCAACACCTTTATCGTGAGTATATTCCATGTAAGTGGTCCGATCCTTGTCACCAATGTATGCATTTCCGTACACCTTCATCCGGGCTTTGCCGGTAGATTTGTCAAAATCAAAAGAAATGACATCTTTCCCAGTCAAGGTAAAATCATTAATACCCTGATACATGATGATGGACGGAGAAACTTCGTTCACCGAAGAGAGAATTATCGCCGCCTGTCGGGTCATATCGGTCTTATGACCTAACCCCACGATATCATCACCTGCCACCGGAACATCGTTCTCGACATTAGGATCACATACGGTCTTGGACAAGTCTATATAGTTCTCACCCACTGCTGTGACCAACCGCCAGTAATAGCGGTTGCCGACATGATGAGAAACGCCTGTCTTGATATTGCACTCCTGGGCTATGGCAAGAGATCCCGGAGTAAACTGGTTCTCTATCTCAATTCCGTCTTCCTCTTCCTTGAAATAACAACGGTAAACAGCATCCAACTCATCTACACGGTTGCACTTCATACCTGCATGGGAAATCACCTGTTCGCCACCCACATACGTTTTCTTCTTGACCTCAAGTTCATCAAAAACGGCTTTGACCTTAACATACAGATAATCAACAACAGCCTGCGACATACCGTTCTCAAGCACAGTAATTCCACTACCGTTTTTACCAATCAAAAGACCTTTCAAAAACGTGATCAGCTCATTGGCGATATCTTCTTTATCTTTACGAAGAAAGTATTTGGAAAGTTCCTCTATATTTGCACCTCCCGATATGGCAACAACCCTGTCCTTATTGGTTCTTATGTAAATAGAAGGATTATTATCATCATTATGTATGTATATCTCTCCCTCATTCAACCCTTCCAGTCGCTTTTCAAATGACGGGGATATTTTCGGTATAATCGGATTTCCTTCATCATCCGTTTCCGAACCGTACCACAATATCTTTATAGGATGATTTCTAGCCATGATTACACGTAATTTTCATTAACAAAAGCAGCTTTCGCCTTCTTATATTTCAACACATCGTCCTCTTCGGGATTAGTTAGTAAAAACGCGATTCCTGAAGAAGAAGTTGCGATCTCAGTTTTGCCTCCGATCCCAGCAATATCGTTTTCTCTAGGGCGTAAAGTCACTTTATATATAAACATCTGTTTCTTACCTATTGTATCAATCTTTTCCGGAACAGAATCCCCTTCCCGTACAAACAAATTACCGTTTATGCTGACGTGAGAAAGGCAAAGTACCTTATTTATAAACTCCGCTATATAATACGGAACGCCACAACTTGTCCCGAAAACAAAATCAAATGTTTTATAAGGGAGAGAATACATTTCTATTATCTCCTGCTTCTGATTCACAAACTGTTCGTTTTCAACTTTCAACTCCACCCCATCCGGCTTGAATCCTCCTATTATTCTGAACTGGAACATCTGCCGGACCTCATCAATCCAGAATATATTATCAAACGCAGAATTATTATCTTTATGGGAATATTCAATCAGAATAGAATCACCTATATTCTCACACACGCAGAACTCCTCACATTCTTTATCGCCTATAGTTACTGTATATATCCCCTCCGAAGGAGATAATGAGGCATAATACATCTTAATGCTTTCATTTACATCATAAGTGAGCAGTGTTATCTTGGAGGAAATATTGCCGATCTTATCATTCAAATAAGCTGAAGGTTTTTCGCCGTTATCACAAAAGATTTGCAGCAGGATGTTGTCTGACACAGAAAATACTTGTCTGAAACATCCTGCATTTGAATATTTATATTTCAGCGGTTTAAAGAATAACGGACAAACATCTCCGATTGATATCATAGTCTTTTCGTAAGTTTCTAGTAACTTGTGACTTCACAAGCTTTCATTGCAAATATAACAATTAAAATTTGAATCTTTATAACGAATTAAAATTTTTCACGATCAAAGTTACCTTTGAACTTTGTGATTTTGTAAAATTGTAATCAGCCTGCTGATAATATCCCTGTACAACTTTGCCTTGGTATTCCAGTTCAACAATTCCTGTAAGATCTTCCGGGAGTTCCACATCCGAAGTCTCAAATTCCACCTCCGCCACAGTAAACATCCTTTTTGAAAGAATTATATCCCTACTTTCCCCCATTCCATCAATACCCACATCACTATTACCATCTGATGACGCAAAAGTAAGCATCTCAACAGATGAGCCGATGTATGCTTCATTGGCCAAAACCATAGAAGAAGGGGAAAACATGGCATTGAACATTGTGTCAGGGCTGAGAACGCCACCCATAAGATAATCTCTGTTCAATATATACTTAAGTCCAGATGAATCAGATTTCACCCCTACCATAAATAAATCAGTGTCACTTTCGTTGTCTGTAGTATCTTCACCTATTTTGTCAGCAAGGAACTCTATGCCGTATGCGTCCGCACGGTATGGAGATATCATTTCAAGGCTATTGTCCGTCATGGTCACGCCTGTGGTATATTCATTCGTAAAACGGAACTCATCCTTTCCATTAGCCGTGTCGTAATCCTGTTTGTCAAAGCCTATCCGTATCCGAGAATACACCAATGCAGAATTAACCTTCATCTCATAATCAGATAAATCATCTATCCTTTTGACAACATCATCCGAGAAGTATTTGCTTCTATGCCGGAAAGTTACTGTATTCCCGGATATGTCGTAAGCATAACCAAACACGTAACTCATCCAGTTTGCAAATTTGGTGAAGGATGTATATATTTTGGCTCCAGGAATCTTACGGGCTGATTCAGCCGCCAAGAGCATACAATTATCAAGCCTTCTATCTCCTGCCCCCTCAATCACTCCAATCAAGTCATCTTTCTCTCCATTAATACTTTTAAGCAGTCTGTTCAGCAATGTATCGGGCTTTATAACATCCATCTCAACAGGGTTTATTCGATTTTTCCATGATGCTTTAAAATAACTTGATGTTGAGACTTTGTATGGCAAATCCGGCAATACAGGTACAATCTCTTCTTTCTCATTGACATACATAGCTCTCACTATTATTTTATCATTATGCAAAAGACTTATATTGTACGATTCCGAAACCTTCTTTTCCACTGGCGTTTCTGATTCTGTCGTAAGTTCAAAACTTCCTATCACCGTTTCCGTAGTCACCGCTTCCCCATTACTGTCAATCTCATTACTTATCTTCATAATCTGGAGCCTCACACCTCTTACATCATATCCCAAAGCACCAGACTGATATTTCCTAAACACAAACATATCAATATTAAACTCTATATTTATCCTAATTGATTTCAGAGCCTTTATCGAATATACATCATCACCACCTACTGTTTGATCATTAAATTCAAGAGACCCCTTTATTAAGGAATCACTGGCAGTTATATATATTGGCATTGGTGACATTTTCTTGCTGAAATAAACATTAATAAGAGTGTCATCGTCCTCCAATGTATCACCTGTAGGAATCCATTTTGCTGATTCTGAAAGTTCAAGTCCGTCATAAACAAGAGGAATGGGGCTTTTCACCTCTTCGACCGAATATTCATATTGAGTTCCTTTTTTTGACTTTATCATGGACGCCACGCTATCATCCACGGCATTTATCTGTAAGATACGACCATTATCCTGCAATGTAGAGAAATTGAGAGCGCAACTAAACCGTTCATTATACAACCAACTGTTATTTCTTGTACTTATTATTATTGAGGCAGAAGCATTCAAATAATCTTCATCATATTGTTTTAACAGCAATTTTCTAGCATCCCCAGCAAAAGAAAATTTGTTGGAAAATGTACGGATAACACCGTCATAGTCATTTCTCTTGAAACTAGCCTTCACCTCGTCCCAATTCTCAAGATCATCAGTAACCCTGTACTTCAGACCATTTATAAGTAACTCACATCGATAATACATAATTATTTCTTTTTACGATTCAACCCATCGATTTCGTCACATGTCTGCCTTACAAGACAGGCATAAGATCCGGCGGTCCATTCTTTCGGATTGATATACATCTTATTATACTTCCCAATAGCGACAACTTCATTTATAAATCCACGTTTTGTAGGCTTCTCCTTCAGTCCCTCATTCTTTTCCTTACTTATCTTATCCAAATCATATTGTGCACGGGAATTTAATGCGGATATTCTAGCATTCATAGCCATTACATCACCTTTTTTACACGAATAACCTATCTTCATCAGGATATCACGCACCTCATCATACATTTTCAACTTCATCATGTTCTCACATGCCTTCATGCACTCCACGGTCATTGCAAGATTCATACGCTCATTACAATTCAATATCTCAGAGAACAACTGTTTGCTCCCGACAATTTCTATATAGTCATTGATAATTTTTGCCGATGCAGCCCCTTTGTCCTCATCGTCAAATTCAATAGTATTGCTATCATTGGTATAAATCTCTATAAAAACGGACAAGGGAAGTTCATATATGTCACTTGTATACCTCATAATCATATACTTTTTGAAAATTGCTGATAATTGTTTTCTCTTATCGCCTTGGCTAATTTTGCAAATCCTATCTGCTGTGATTTTTCCAGATGCCCTATCTTTTTCTCCAGTTCACTATAATCATTAACTATTGATACAGGAGGAAGATCGTTTTCGCTTCTATATGCCATAAGACCATCAAAATCATTTGCATGAGCCTTTATCCTGTCCATATCCACTGCATAAGATATAACCTTCGCACCTTTAGGGATGTCAACCAAAGTAGGGACAGATGGAGTAATATACGCTCCTTTATCAGTAACGATTGTTTCAGGAACACCACCATCACCCACTACAGCCAATCCGCCTTTATGCGAATCAGTACCCTTGGCATACTTCGGAATAGGAGTCGCTATAATAGTAGCAAGCTGTATCGCTCCCATAGCACCTAGAGCAGCTATCATAGGTATTGCAGCAGGGAAGCCCAATTGTTTTATCGTCTGCAAAATACCACCTGCTATCTGTATAGCCGCCTCAGCTATACTGGTAGCTTTCTCAAACTTTGCCTGTTTTGTTCTTAATGCAGCTTTTTTCTTCTCCAATTCGGCATTCTTTTGTGCCGTTTTATTTTCCGCTGCACGTTTACGCGCTTCGGCTTCTTCAGTTGTTATAGCACCTCTTTCTTCTAAAGCCTCTATACGGGAAATTTCCTCTTCACCAGCTTTCTCATTCGCTTCCTGTTCAGCCTCAACAGCCTCAATCTGGCGATCATAAATGGATGATATCATTTCACCAATTCCACTAACCATAGAAGCCCACATCTCGGTAGTTCTTTCCATTTTCTCACCGTCTGTAAGTTCTTTCCAAACACCCGATATCTTATCAGACATAATACTGAATCCCTTATCCATCCCGTCAAATATACCGGCAAACGGACTATCGATATCCGATGCAAGATCTTTCAATGCAGAAGAATAACCTTTCAACACTTCAAAATTCCTTCGTGTGATATCCTGTTGCTCTTCCGCTTTTTTCAACTGATCATCCGCATTTATAGAACCTATCTCTGCTTCCATAGCCTTTATGGATTCTCTCAGCATTTCAATTTGTTGCTTGCTTACAACGCCCGATGCTTCCGCTATCTCAATCATTTTTTCAGCAGCATCTATCTGTATCTGTAATTGCTCGTTTGCGGCTTTCCGCTCCAGTTCACGCATGGCTTCATCGTATTCTTTTCGCGATAGCAGCCCTTTTGAATAATTTTCTGTTATAATGTTTTCAAGTTCCTTATATCCAGTACTTGTAGCTGCTGTACGGAGAGATGATTGTTCCTCTTCCAGTCTGAGCATCTCATCAGTATACTTTTTCTTTTCCTCGATCCTTTTTTTCTCAGCCTCTGCCAACTTCTTAGCATATTCCTCATTCTCTTTCGCTATCTTCTGCATTCTCTCTTGGCCCAACATTTCCCGAAGTTTGTTCTCTTCCTCAGAATATCCCTTTACAGCTGCTATCTGGTCTTTATATTCTTTCTCTATGGCAGCAAGATTACGTTCATGCTCATCTTTAATGAGAGAAACGGACAAGTCAGCCATTTTATTCCTAAGATTCTCTATGTATTGCGCTAAATCATCCGATGCTTTATCGGCAGAATGAGGATTAAATGTAACATCTCCAATGTTAATAGAACTGGCCATATCTCTACTAACCTTATCTGCTTGATATAACTGATTTAATAAAGAACCTATTTCTTTATCCAAGTCTTCAACCTGCTTGTTTAACTTCCCATACATGTCTCTAGCTGTATCCATAGCTGCCCCTTGACTGGATTCATATTGTGCTTTCATCTGATCTCTAGCAGATTCAAGTTTCGCACGTTTTTCTTCTTTTTCTGCCAACTGATCTTCCAAGTCTAATTTTTGTTTAGCCTGTTCTACAAGCCGATCTTGCACAGCTCTAGCTTTAGCCGAAGCTAATATGGCATTAGATAACCTTTGATAACTATCAGCCGCTTTACCTGCAAGAATGTTTTCATCACTTATATTTTTAAAGTATGAAGGATATTGCTTTTTCAGTTCCTCAACGGCTTTTTTCCGCTCTCCCATAGGTTTATTCAAATTGACAGCAGCCCTATATAATATATCCAATTTAACAGCTTCATCTTGGGCATTTTTCACACCTTCTTTTTGAGCTTTATTCAAATCCTCCTGAAGCTGTTTTAGATAATCAATTTCTTTTCTCGCATTAAACAGGCTACCCACCCATTTGGTTATCTCACCTCCATAACTCGATAAAAGAGTTATACCAACGACCAGAGCCGTCTGCCAACTAAGAAGGGAACTCAATACTTGTTTAAATACGGGTATAGCTGTTTGATTTGATTTTTTAGCCAACTCATATTCAATTCTCGCTTTCTTCAACTCATCAACAAACATAGGAAGGTTATTGGATATGGCAAGAAAGAAAGTATTGGCACTAACAGACAAAGCCGGAAGTTCTCTCGCGATCTGTTGTATGGAAACATTAAGGCCATTCCAACCAGAAGCATAATTACCCACATTACGTTGGTAATTGCCCATCTGTGCATCTATATCCTTTAATTGTTGATTCAGCTTGCCGATATTGTTCAAGATATCCATACCTTTTGCTCCCTCGCGTGCAGCTTGTGAAAGGTTATAATATTCCTTTTCCAACTGAAGCATTGAAGCCTTCATCTCGTTATAGCTTCCTGTAGTGGCAATCGCTACCTGTGTATGATTTCTCAATATCGCCAAATATTGTTTATTCTGCTCTGTCAGCGTGCGTAACTGGGATACCGTAGCATCTCTTTTGGACTTGTATTCCTCTTCGCTGATAGCACCTTTCTTATACTCCTTCGATAATTCTTTCAGAGATGTTCTTAAGGCTGAAATTGTTTCTTTGTTATCACTTAATCTACTGTTCAATTCGGAAGCTTGTGCATCAAAAGCCTTTACCGTCTGACGGATTGAATCAAAATCAGCAGCAGTCATGGATATTTTCTTAGATGCCTCTTGGAATGAAACAGAAGCAGTTTCCGCATCCTGTGACACGTTCTTCAAGTCTTCGGAAGCACCTCTCAAATTTACTTTTACTTCCGTTATCTTGTCTGCCAATGTATTCAATGGCTTGGTAAGAAGCTCTATCTTACGGGAAATATCGGTCAATAACTTTAATTGACTAGCCTGTAATTCAGACAACCTATTTTGAGAAGCATATAATTTGGTAATTGTAGCATTATAACTGTCAACTTTAGACTGGTATTCTCTTAGATTACCCGGCTTAAAATTTATACCATCACTTAATTGTTTTGTGAAATTCGCATATTCGGAAGATGTGGTTTGAATATTAATCCTTATCTCATTTAACTTCTTAACGATGTTAGGATCAATCGCATCAGTAATTTTAAATTCTGCTCCTGCCATGGTCTTTTCGTAAGTTTTGGGTAGTGCATGACTTCATGCACCTTCTAAGAGCAAAGATAGTGATTTTATTGATATTATGAAGGTGAGGAAATAAAAAAGGGAGAAGCAAAAACTTCTCCCCACTAAAAACAAACAATCATTCTCCTATTAATGGAGCACAAACTATTTCTTGTATATAACCGGGATTCCTGTAACATAATATGTGTCCATATCACTATTATTCTTTTTAACATCATGTACTCGTTTTATTTCAAAAGAAATAATTCCATTTGCGCCCAATGACTTGGCTTCCTCAACGGCTTTTGATACCATTCTCTTGACAGTAGGGACATATCTGTATGAACCACATCCGAGATTCTTTTCCTCCACATATTTTCTCATATCCTTTTTTACAGAGTTCCCAGTCATAAAGGCTAATTCCAATGTACCAAGCGGAGTAAAATCACCATTGGAAATATTGGTAGGGTTAATCACAAAATCATTATCCCCAGAATACTCACGCAAATCAAGAAGTGTGCTTTTTTCCTGATAATAAACCCTTCCACATGAACACACGGACACAATCAATACAAATGCAAGTAAAATCTTTTTCATAATAATGTTTTTATATTATTAAATAGTTAAATATCATTCTCTCGATATTTTTCTTCCTCTTGTTTGCCTAATAATGAATTATATTCATCTTCATACGATACTTTCACACAGCCAAAAGGAGATATTGACACAACTATCACACCATTCTGAAAGAAATAATACGAAGCGTAATCACAGATATCGGAGTTTACTGCACGCATTTTATCAATAGGAACTCTTTCATTAGAAAATGATTCATAATGTTTCTTTGGTTTCCCATATTTCTTTGTATACATATCTTTAATCTTATAGTATTGGTTCTCCAAAGACAGCCAATTATCCCATGAATCAAAATACACCGATACTTTCCACACTACTTTCTCTTCCGTGGTGCTATAAATGAACACATGGCTATTCTCTCCTACGAAATCACCCTGCATTATTACACCTTCATTATTATACATCTTACTATAAAAGCCTTCCAATTTCATCTTTGATACAAACTCCTGTAAATTACCATCTATTGGAATACCCTTAAATTCAAGATGCGACACTCCTTGTCCGATACACAACATAGCGTACAACCATATACATAAAGTTAATAATACTTTTTTCATATAGTTATAATAAATTGGTTACTTTCAACAAAGTAATATACTTTTAAAACCAAATCAAAATATTTCAACGTATTTGTTTGCAATTTAGAATGTTGTCTAAATAAATTATAAACATAGCATTTCAATCTTCATGTTTAAATTTCACCTTCTCACTTCTTTTCCCAGTGCATACAATCAGTTTGAGATGCTTGCCGTATATCCGTTCAAGTCTATTATTTTGTTCTTCCATTTTTTGAAGTATAATTTCAAGTTTATCTATTGTTTTCATAGTCTTTTTATTTGTGTTGCGAATCGCAACTGTTATTGATGTAAAGAGTCTGCCCACCTCGTAAAATAAGGTGGGAAAGACTTGATTAATATGTAAGATTTAAATTAGGCTATTTTCATCAATTTTCCGTCAGAACGTTTGCCACCAAACAGGTAATTGATGTATGCAAGCCCTTTCTGTGTGCATAGCACAACCATCACGACAAAGCCCGGATGATTATCTCTTGGGATAGGCTTTTCTTTCATCTCAAAGTAGCCTGCATCAATATATTTCTGTTTTGGCTCATTCCTGTTAGCAAAGAATACTCCTGCTTCACGAAGCTTCTTGAACAAGGTATTTCGTCCGAATGGTAAGCCGAGTATCTTGGCAGCCTGTCCTATATCACATTTGCCTTCCATCGCAAAGGCTTTGTCGGCAAAGTCAGCTTTGGGCTGGAGCTTGGAATTTTGCTGTTCAAGACACTTAATCTTTTCCTCCGCAATCTCTATACGTTTCTGTAGAATCTGCTGGGAGCGCATCAAGATGTAATCATCATCCTTTAGTAGGGCTTCCCGTCTGTTGAACTCATTGATGAATCTTTCTTTAAACTCTCCGGCTTTTGCCCCAGTGTAGCCCATGACAAGGAAACTAAAACCGTCCTTTGTCATTTCATAAGCGGTCTGTTCTCGATTTCTACTATCGATGTAGGTAATAACGCCAAAATTGGCGGCATTAAAACTCGCTGAGCATGAAAGACTTTCAATGTCTCTGACTACTTTACTATGTTCTTTCCCGAACACTTCCGCAACAAGTAACGAAGTAGTCACATCGTTGCCGTTGCTGTTTTGAAATACTAATTCTGCCATAATCTGTGAACATTTAAGATTATAAGAAATTATATGTGGCAACTTTATCAAAAAGAAAGCGGTTGCACTTTACGCTGTTCACAGATGGCGCATTCGCTACGAGAGCAAATACTATAATCTTACGTAAAGGCAACCGCCAATATCCAATAAGGGCATAAAAAAACCCATGTATGATATGAGCAACTTAACCGCTTGCTTAACGTAACGAATGCAATCGTCATCTGTGAACGGTACAAAGTTACGCAAACTTTCCATACTACCAAACGAAAACAATATTTTTTTGAAGGCTATTTTTTGAAGATCCTCCACTGAACATCCCAACTTATCTGCTACTTCATCAAATGTTAAGCTATTATTCATTTTTATTTCCATGATCATGCAGCCATTAAAGATTTAAACTTATTCAGAAAATACACCTGACCTTTACCTGTAACGTAACAGGTATGTTTTATAAAAATGGGATTTTCACCCGATACTATCGGTCTTTCTTTCACGAAGAACAATCCCATTTCTGCCGCCCTCTGTGTAGGCATATAGTCATTTATATATTTATTCTTCGATCTGCTGTATCGCTGCCTTCTGATAAGGAACTTGTTCTCTACCATCCATTCATAAAGCCTTATTTCTCCAATCTTATATCCGTTTTGGGTGATAAGTTTCGCAAGATCTCCTATGAGAATATTGGTAGACGAACTTGTAAAACATTCTTTGAAAACTACAGCGGGTTTTGTTTCTTCTATAATAGACTGCTTCTCCTGTTCCTTCTTCTGCACTTCCAATGCCAATCGTTGCTTTTCCTCCCGTTCGCTCTTTAGCTGTGTGGCAAGACTGATAACAAGGTCAGGGTTGTTTATCATCTGCTCAAGCGTTGGCTGCGTGGCGGTCATGCCGTATCGCATCAACTCATCAAGTTTTTCAGTACACCACAGTTTCAAATCAATGTCTAACCATTGACAGAAATCAACTACTATTAATCTGTGCATCCAAGTACCACCTCCGTTATGTGATGAACCTGCCTTTGATATAACTAATTGATTTTCAGAAATACCATATTTTCTTGTAATTGCGTTAATTAATTGATTTGTAGCAGGTAAGGACAAATAATCATTGGGACGCTTTCCGTAGATTTTAGCAAGCTGTGTGGCGTTAACCATAACATCATCTTTGATGTCAAAAAGTACTTCGTTTCCATTATAGGAGAAAGTCTTGCTCGTTTCGTGAGCTGACGCAATCTGTACGGTACTATTATTCCCGTTCAAATAGATTTCATTTGGTTGTAGCATGAAATGAAATTATTTGTTATTAAATAAAAAAGCAGACAAATATCCTAGTTTGCTACAACCTACCATTGCCATTGGGCGATGATACACGGATATCGTCTGCCTATATTTTAATATATAAGTTTCCTTACGGGCATAAAAAATCCCATTGGCATATTTAATAGTAAGTTGTAGCACTACAAAGGTACAACATTTTTTCAAACAAACAAATAATGAAAATATATTTTTCATTGTTATTTTCACACGCATAATATCCATCTTTCTAATGACTTTCAACACGCCACAATATGCCTTACCTGTAATTTCTGCAATTTGCAGTGAACTTATTGTTCTTTTTTCGCCATTTTCCCCATCAATAGGTACTAACTTATTAAAATTTTCCATATCTTTGCGATATAAAATTAATATTGTTCCCCGTTGGCGGCTCAGTCACTTCCGCCTCCGGGGATTTATTTTGACTGATTGTAGCAGGTGAGGGATCGAACCTCATTGTGCCATTATTCACTCCTGCTTTCCTCCCTTATACTATCCACGCTTGGAATCGTATAAAAAAAAGTCTCGTAATAGGTGCAAGCTACTACGGTACAGTCATATATAAACTCCAATAGGAGAATATTTAATCAACATCAAGTAACGACTTGCACTTGTTACAAATGCAAAGGTAATGATGTTTTTATCTTACACAATGGTATGAATATTAAACAATTGACAATATAAATCCAATGTAACTTGCTGATTCAAATGTATTTTTCATAATTCGTTCTTTGAAATGTTGTACAATCGGTTAAATGATGAATTTGCCAGTCAGGAAACCGTTTATGAAGTAGGATTGACCTTTCCCGGTAACTTTGGTTGTTATAGTAGTACGCAACACTCCATCATTGCCGGATCGTGTACCTTTCTTCAATTCAAACAGACCTTGTTCAACATATTGCTGATTAGGTATATTTCTACGTTCACCAACACTTCCTAAATAATGATTATTGCGAAGCCACTCAAACAGCCTGTTCTGCCCAACATGGAATCCATTTTGAGATATTATCTTAGCCAGTTCACCTATAAGACATGAAGAACGACTTCCTATTACAGCATCAGCAAACAGAACTTTTGGGGCTTGTTCTTCCACCTTCTTTTCTGCTTCAATCCGTTTCTGTTTTTCTTCTTTCAGAGTAGTAGCAAGTTGAATCAGAAAGTCGGGAGATGTAAGAGCCTTTTCTATAGTATCGGACGTCATATACGCACCGTACTTACGAATGGAGGGCAATATTTCATGCGTAACCCATCTTCTATACGGTTTTACTTTCTTGCTAGAACTAAAAAGAAGAACGTCATAGAAGGCTGATTCTGTTATAAACGTAGCAAATGAATTCCCATTCACGTATAAATCAGGATTTAGGGCGTGTAAATCAAGCAGTTGCAAATCTTCATCGTTTAATCTTGTTTTTACTGATGAAGGATTACTCAACTCAACTGCATTGCAAACATCAGCTAAGCAGAAAAGCGGTTCTTCACTTGTTCCAGCTACTCGTACTTCGCCAAATACATCATTCTTAAATATTTTAATCGAATTATCCATATAATAATATTAAAGTTTGCTCTTGTTATTCGTTATAGCTTATACCGTACCCTATCCCTCACCTACCTAATATTTAATTAGGAAGCTGGGTTAACATTCAGACTACATAATATATAACTGAATGTTTGTGCTGATTATACAGTTCCGCCCTCACCTGCCTAAGAGTCTTATCTCTTAACTTGTATCTCGGTCTCTTGTCAAAGTGGTAAAATCTTTGTGAGTTGCCTGTCGTTGGTACGTGGAACGGAGCAGGACATTACAAGAGTTATAATCAACAGAAGAGCCTTTTTATCTCACGGCTGTCATTGGTTTAATCCAAAGTTCCGCACGGTGGGCACTGATAGAACCGATTGTATGGATTTAATCTAACTTATAGGAAAGAAAAAATCCGTTGCTAAAGTAGAGAGGCAACGGATTTCCAAATATAAAGAAGGCTCACGTTTGAGCGATTGTTTAATCATGTGTCTGTTGCCTCTCTACTTGCAACGGCTACAAAGGTAAATGATGTTTTTACATTACACAACACATTATAAATCAACACAAAACGATCTAAAGCAGACCGTAATGTACAGTAATACAGAGTAACGCATGGTAATTAATGATATGGCGTTTTTATACTATAATTTAGACAAAATCTAAATTACAACATAAATGATAGTTTTGTTTTTCAATTAAAAAATAAATATCTTTTTTTGCATAAAATATTTATATATAAACATCATTAATCACGGGAAATATAATATGGCCGAAAAAAGACAAAGTTACACAGAGGAAGAATTGAATGAAATGATTGCATGGTTTAATGATCATGCTAACCAACTCCCCCAAACAATGCAAATTAATAAATCCGCGTTCACTCCCGATTTAGCCCTTACTATCGAAAGCTGCATCATGCAGGCGAAACAAAATTTAGGGAATTACAAAATGGAAGGATCATTCTTGCTTCTAAGGCAAATAAGAGCCAATATTGAAAAAGGAGAAAACGATATTTTGTAGATCCGTCCTTTACATAGATAGTGGTAATCCTTCCGGATGTCCGCTATCATTTCACGGAAATATGAATTCAATAAACTCGCCTGACCAGTTTTCACCTTCACGACAGAATTTATACACATCTCCAACCTTGTATAATATATAAACACATTCATCCATAACAGCAGCCTTCTCTGCGATTGAACGCATATGTTCCATCTCCCTCATTGACTTATTCCCTTGGCACAAGCAGTTTTTCATAATTCGCACCTCCTTATAAATTTCTCAATAGAGGGCATAAGCCTGTACGTAACATAATGCCTCCTTGCTTTGGAGCTTACCTTGAAAATTTTATAACCATATTTCTTCTCAATATCAGAACCAAAAGAAACGCCATAGCTGGCAATCCTTATACCATTTGATATTGGTATTGCCGTGATGGAACTATAAAAATCTCCACGTATGATAAGGTTTGGAGTATTATTTCCTCTTGCAGAAAAACCCAAATATGAAGGCTTTGGTTTCTGTATCTTTGTCTTCCAATTCTTATAGCGTTCGGCATTTTTCCTCCAATGCTCTCCATAAGCTTTTTTAAAGTATGGGTCCTCTGTATATCCGGGAATTAAAGGACTTTCATCGCCATCAACACCACTATATAGCTGTTCTCGTATATATTCCTCAAACTGAGGAACATCCCTTTCCATCTTATCCCTTATCATTGGCTGAATGCCATCAGCCAATTTCTTCCAACATCTCGCGTATTCCTCCAATGTCATAGCAAAAACGGGGGATCAATCTCCCCCGCCTCCTAAATTACTGTTATTGATAATCCTATTATATACGGAAACCAGCCTTGATTTCCGCCTTTCTCTAGAAATGTCCTTCCAGAATACATCTATATTCTGAGCGACAAACTCATCCAATGAAAGCTTAACCACTTCGGATTCTATAAATGTAACTCCATTAATTCTCATTATACCCATTGTTCAATTCCAATGACCCCATTAGTCTGTAGAATAGAAGGAGATTTAAGCACCGGCACACCTCCTGTCGCTGTAAGCACACCGTTGCTGTATTCCAGCGCTGATGCACCAGAAACGACCGTTGAAGCCTTCTCAGACAATATAGATCCATAATATGCAGTAAGATCCGTGCGGTCATAATGATCCACGAGCTTATATGTATTTTCAGGAGATGTCATTTTGACAAACTCAACGTAATTCAATCCCTTGAGAACATTTTCCAAATTGACACCCGCTTGCTTTACAGACATGTTTTTCATCATCTTCTCGGTATCGGAATACATCGCATTAAACGCAAGATAAGCCTTCTGACCGCTTGAATCATAAGCCTGTCCTGTAGGGTAAACACCAGATAATGCAAAACCTGCAAGTTCATCTGTTCCGTCATCTTCTCCGTAGATTACATTATTCTTGTCAAAAACATACATATCAAACAATGTATCCTTGTTGGCTACAAGATTAGCTTGTAAAGCTAGATTAAACTTACGCAACGTGAATGTATCCGTCCTTGCCGAATAGCCCGTTATTTCCGACCCGGCATAACCATTTTCTGTTGTATTGGGTTCGCCGCCGCTTACCGCGTATTCCGAAAATCCTGTAATAGGATAAATTCTGTCCGGATAATCAGCATGACAGGCTTCCTCCAAAGCATCAGCAGTCAATTCCTTGGGCAGTTTTTTGCCATGAATGACCAATATAACACCTGCGACCTTGTCCGGTTGCAGGGGGCAGTAACTCATTCCAGTATTAAATCCGGACGTGCTGCCGCACTCTCTAATATCTGTTCGCATAACAATTCTGATTTTTAACTGTTAAATCCAAATTCTTTATTTCAATAGCATCTATCTTTTCGCCAACTTCCTTACCGTCAACATCAACAGCGCCACGTCTTCCAAAACTATAATTTTCTGAATATGTATGGCTTACAATACCGGAGTAACCGAAATCAAATTTATCACATTTTTTTAACTCTTCTATGAATCCGTAATACAAAGGTCGAAGAATACCTTCAAAAGATATCTCACGACGTTGTTCATTTGTATACTTTTCCAGTGTATTGGTAGCGATTATTATGTTTACAGATGCCTTACAAAAATAATTCTCACTATCCCTTTCCTCGTCTAAGGGAACATACAGCCCTATCATTGGGAATTTTCCCGATGCTGTCACCCTGCTTTTCCCAAGAAGAAGAAGTGTTTCCCTTATATAAGAACTGTCACCATATATGTAATTTATCTGTTGATCCATTCTTTTTGACAAGGAAGCACATACATCTGATATTATATCAATTATCATAACCCAAAGGAATTAATTGTTTCCATCAATTCGAAATCGGTGGCGATATCCGGATAGTCCGCATTATTGGCTTGAAGCCATCTCACAAGTCTGATATTCATTCTTACCATGTCGTTCCATGCAAACATCATTTTCCTTTCGGGACTTACAAGACGACCATCATCTCCATCAGCCTTCACTCCTGTAATAGTCGCCTGAGTGTGATTATGTCTCAAGTAATGGAAGTATATATAGTTGGCGATGGGGGATTTGGAAATCTCCCTATCGCCATCACTATATTTCATGACAAGATGCGCTATAAGATCATCCCATCTTTTTTCCTTAGTTTTTCCATCGTTGGAAATATAGGATGAGAATTCCTTATACAACTTTTCCCCTAGGAGCTTCTCTAAATATTCCGGCTCATATTGCATTACAAAGCCTTGAAGGCTGTCAACAATTGCCTTATTAGTCTCAGAAGGAGTATGTATATTCAATACTGCACCTTCGATATCAAGAATACCACCTTGGAAAAAAGTATAATCCACCAACATTACACAATATCTTTGAGGTTCTTCTTTTTATTGAACAAATCTTCAGCACCGATTTTCTTAGCGTCCTCCATCAATTCCGAAGGAACAGTGGCAACACGTCCATCTTGGAAGAACTTACCTGCAAGTAACATATTAACACTTACTTTATCACCTTTTTTATAAACGGCCCCGTCCTTTGCGAACTCAACCTCATAAGTTTTAGTCAAATTTACTTTCATAATGTTTAATAAATTTATCCGCCAATACCGGCAGGGGTTATAGCTTCAATAACGGTCGCAATCTTATCCTTGACAAATGCAGTTTTATATTGCTTTTTAATATACACCATAAGACGTTTTTCACCAAGGATAGTCACCATATTTTTAGTAAAATCATCATTTTCCCACCCAAGTGTAATGGTAAGAACCCATACATCACGGATGTTAAGATAGTTAAAATCGCCAACCCAAATATCACCTTGTTTGATTGCAGTGCTGGTTTCCACTTTCAAACCTTGAATCAGTTCATCACCAATACGAAAAGGACGGAGATATTGTCCATTAACATCCTTAGTCAACTGCATCTGTGCATAGTCAAGAGGATGCATAAGCACAAGGTTTGGACGATAAGCCATATTGGACATTGATACAATCTGTGTATACATACCAACAATAACATCATAAGTGTTGGGTTTCTCTACTTTCAGAGCTGTCAAAGAGAATGTAGGTATATCACTCCCAATCCCTTTAATCTGACCGCCGGAACCAGTACCAGACAGAATACCTTCTTCTTCTTTCAAACCAATACGATTGATAATCTCAGCCCTAACCTCCGCAACCAACTGAGGCAAATCAGATAATGTTTCTTCGGCTACTTTTGTGCCAAGAGCCACTTTGCCAGCATTGATAGTAACTTCTGCCAATGTACCGCTCATCATAGGCTTAAGACCGCCTTCTGGAACCCATTCGGCTTCTTCTTCACCCGGATTGAACTCCGCATAAGTCAATGATCGTGTAGATATTGCTGCCACATTGGCAAATTTACGGATTACAGTCTGGGAACGTGGATCAACAGATAACTGACTATCAATTGTCATGTTATAATGTGGTGCCACACCCGTACTCTTCAAGGGATCAACCTCCTTCTTGTTTATAATAAGCGTAAGGCTTTTCTTAAAACCGGGGGACTGCTTACAAGCCGTTTTCAAGTCCACAGTTTTCTCTCCGTGCTTGCCTACTGTGATGAAATCCTTCAATTGCTCTTCAATCTGCTGGTCTACAGACTTGAACACCATTTGCCCGTCTTCATTCTTATGCATTGCACCTTTCATGCGAACGATTATCTCTTTCATCTCACCAAGTTCCTTACGCACTGTATCCAATTCCTTTTCGGAATCTATCTTTTGAGAAACCTCATTTAATTTATCCTCAAAAGTTTTTTTGTCGATAGTATCGTCCATGAAATCGCCTACAGTAGCGTTTATTGCGTCCTGCAACGCCTGTAATGACTTCACGGAAACCTCATCCATTACCGACAAATCAATTTTGCTTAAAAAGTCAAATTTCATGCTTCTTTAAGTTTTAAAGGTTTTGTAAATAGTTTTATTTTTTCATCGGCTCCCTCTTCATCAAGTGGCTTGTCTGCCGGCTTGTATCGAGCGAGTGACATCGCTTTTCTTACTAACATTTGGATTTCCTCCCTCTTTCTTATCGGAAGTCCTTTACATACATCACTTATTTCAACCGGAAGTGACTCCAACGCACTTTCATATTCTTCTGCCGATTTCAGACCAAGATATTCAGTTTCTCCGTTACATCCTATGGACACTACGGATATCTCATATAGAATGACTTCCTTTACAACCAAGCAATCACGTTCCCTGTCATATTCACATTTTTCCCATACATAACTATAACCTATAGAGAACTGGTTCAAAGTTCCACTTTCAAGCTGTTTCAACGCTTGATTTCCTCTTTCCACATCATCAATATACGCTTCAAAGTAAAGCCCTTTCTCATCTTCTTGCAGAAGCGTAATGCGTCCTATAGGCTCATGCATGTCATGCATCCACAAAAAGATAATCTTATCATTAGCAGAACTTCCCGGACCTCTCTCCTGTATGCTTTTTGAAAAACAACCTTTCAGGAGCATATCACCGGATTTATCAATGTTATTGAAAACCGCAGCATAACCACTGATAGTTCTACTGCCAGAATCATATTGTATCTCCTTTGCATAAAAAGCTAAGGATTTATACTGCTTCCCCAACCTGTTCTTGTATTTGCTTGTCTCCATCATTATTTATTTCACTTTTAAATTCTCCCTTAGGGTTATCAGGATCAATATCTGTAAAATTGGACATTTCGGTTCTTGCTTCTTCAAAAGTAATCAGCCGATTGTTATACAATGAAGCTACAGCATTAGAGGCTGTAGACAAGGCATCCGCCAATTCTTTCATATCCTTTTGAAGGCAAGGGACATGAGTGAAGTCCATTTTGATTATTGCCCTGTCCTTACATATAGCATTAGTCAGAACCTCTGTTATAGATTCACTGTCAGGGATAATAAGATCCTGATATGCCGCTTTCTTTGCTTGAGAAGAGTTATCATAAGTACTTCCTTGTATAATCAGATTGGGGTCAAAGCCTATCGTCTGAGCTATCGCTTCCAAACACGCCTTATCCTCCTCATGAAGCTTCAATTGGTCTGTATTTGACCCCAATGTAATCCACCCTAGTTTCTTAGGAGTCACCATGATTTCATACAACTTATGCACTATACCATATTTCCTTTTGAAATCATCCTGCAATTTCTTGGATTCAGACGGAGTAATAGCTGCATTCCCTACGTCAGTCGTATCATTCCCGTATAGTATCCCTTTAGGTCCTCCATTAACAATAAGGTTCCCTCTCCCTATCAGTTGAGCCATATAGTTTCGAGTATGAGTAGATAATGCGTCCACAGGGGAGTGGAAGGTAATTCTCCCTCCATTATTACTTGGAATATCCATTATCGAATCGTATATGACAAAATACTCCTCATCACCAAGTTCTATATTCTCATTTCCCCAACGTATATATACCTTACTAGCAATTGAAGAAAGCTCTGTTTGAGTAAACGGGCCCTTACCGAATGATTCCATGTAGAATAATTCGGGAGGTATTACCATCATGGATTTAGGGAGATCAGACTTTAAAGCTCTTAGTGTATAGACAGGGCAAAATCCGAAACACTTCAAAGATATCTCAATCTGCTTTATAAAAGAACGCCCACTCTGTATCACATTCGGACGATTCAAAAGAGTCACAATGTCTTTAAAACTCCTCTTCTCGTTTCCGTTAATATCCGTCACATAATACCGCCCATTCTGCATCATTCTTCCGCAATGATCTAGAACCATTGCAAACGGCCAACATTCATGTAAGGCTCTTGATTTCCCTTCAACGGTCGACATGTCAAAATCTATATTCCCTCTATTGTCAGAAAACAGATTTTCCACCCATTTAGGAACATAAATAAAATTACCACCATCATCTTTACCATGATAAGTAGCATCACTATACATATCCTTATTCGACTTCTTTAAAGAAGGTATCTTAAACCATTGTTTCATTGTTCAACAATAAAGGCAACCGCCGTTATAATACAGCAATTGCCTCCACAGTGATCACGTTCTAAAAGTGGGTATGGTGTAACTTCACACCATGAAGGCTATTGCCTGCTACAAAGGAACAAATTAATTTATTTATTAACAAACAATTTAAATATTATTTTTGTTTAATCTAAATTAAAATAACAGATTATACAACATATATTTTATTAACCTTTTTCCCATGTGGATACAACCTGTTTGATATCTTTGCTATTGTCTTCTTGGGAAAATGGGATAGAGAGTAGGGCGTGGATTGAACGGCTGCTGTGCTTTTTGCTAGCGGTCGTTCTTTTTTTGTATTCTTATTTGCGAAAGAGAGAAGCAATATTTATCTTTGTGGAAGCGTGTGAAGATGCACGCCACATTGATTATGACGAAAAGACATACTACATATTTGATAAAGCCAAGAGCTTGTTGCGGATTAGTTTCCGTGGCAGGCTCTTTTTTTGCCATACAAAATAAAGGTTAGTTTGAAAATCGGGTAATCCAAAACGTGTAATTGACGGTAATTAAAAGTTAACATAAAATTAGGTAATATGACAGATTTAGTTTTTAAAGGTCAGAATGACCAAGTTTTAACTAATAGCCTAAAGGATTTTATTGAAACAATGTATCCTGATTTAGGAGATTGTATAAAGTTGTATGAAGATTGTTACACAAAATGTATAATTTGTGCTGACGGTAGCGTATTAACGCAACTTGAATTAGCTGATTCATTAATAGAATATGCGCTCCTTGGTAATTTTGACAAAGCTGTAGTTGTAAATAGTTACTTATTCGGAGATCGTAAGATGTTGCATTATGCGATACTTAAAACTATGGCAGAAGTATTAAGTAATCCTCCCAAAAATTGTAAAAATAGAAGTACATATCTTATGAAAGACAAGAATACAGGTCTTGTAAAAATAGGTTCTTCTTCAGATATATCCGTTCGTATTCAGACATTATCTTGTGGGAATCCATATCTATCTATATTGGCTGTTCTTGATAAAAACATAGAAAAAGAACTTCATCTCAAATTTGCAGATAAAAAAATAAAAGGTGAGTTTTATAATCTTACAAATGAGGATGTGTCACATATAATAAAAAAATATGGATTTACAAGCTATGTAAAATCTATTATATAAAACTTACTTTCAATGAGAGATGTAATCTACAATTTTATCAACGAGCACATGATGATACATATTGTGCTTATAGCCTTGTGTATTGCGGCTACAATGGGGGCGATGTTAGTGGACCTTATTACGGGAGTTATGAAAGCCAAGCAACGGGGAGAGGCAAGAACATCCACGGGGTATAAGAAAACAGCCGTCAAAGCGAAAAAGTATTTCACCCCGTTCATAGAATTGTGCTTCATTGACCTGTTATGCTGCGTAGTTATCCCCTTCCCTATTTTTTCAATGATTTGGACGGGTTACTGCATTTTCTGTGAGTTTAAATCAGTTCGTGAAAAATCATGGGAAAAAGCGGAGTTGCGCAAGGCAGAAAACACAATGAGTGTGATTATCGAGAACAAGGATGATATTGCCAAGATCATGGCTCAGATATTGTTTGATAGTGAAAAAGAAAAGGAGGGAAAGAGAAATGGCTGACGTAAGAAAACTTGCACCGTTTATCCTGAAGTGGGAAGGCGGTTTTATAAATGACCCTGACGATTTGGGAGGGGCTACCAATATGGGCGTAACCATCGGAACTTATGAAACGTATTGCCGGAAGAAAGGCTATCCCAAGCCTACGGTTGAAAGATTGAAAAACATCACGAAAGAGGAATGGACGGAAATCTTGAAAACCATGTACTGGGACAGATGGAAGGCTGATGAGATAAAATCGCAATCAGTTGCTGACATATTGGTTGATTGGGTCTGGGCATCCGGTGCGCACGGAATTAAGATTCCTCAACGCTTGCTTGGTGTTACAGTGGATGGCATTGTAGATCCCAAGACACTTGCTGCAGTTAATTCCCGTAATCCCCGTGAATTGTTTGACCAAATCAAGATTGCACGGTTTGATTTTATTGAGGATATATGCCGGAAACGCCCAGCAAACAACAAGTTCAAACGTGGTTGGATGAACCGTATCAACGATATAAAATTTGAGGGATGAAACAAAGGATCTATATATGGATTGCGGTAGCGATAGCATTGCTATTGGTACTTATTTAAATACAATAATATGAAATGGCTTCCTTATATATTAATAATTGTACTCGCTTTCGGTTTAGGATGGTTTGTAAAGCCATCCCCCGAAGCAGTTATAGAGGCAAGAACGGATACGGTGTTCAGTACAAGTATCATTGTAAAGAGAGATACTGTAAAGTATTATCTTCCTTCTCCAATACTATGTTGGCATGATGGTGATACAATCCATGTAGGAGACACTATTCTTCCTGTTGAGCAGAAGATATACAGAGATAGTGATTACATCGCTTATGTGAGTGGTTACAGACCTAACCTAGATAGTATCTATGTTTGCTCTAAAACACAGACAGTAACAAACGATATCCATCACACGGTGAAGATAAAACCCAGAAGATGGGGACTGGGAATAACAGCCGGTTATGGATTTGGTAAGGATGGCTTTTCTCCTGCGGTTATCGCAGGAATAAGTTATAGAATATGGTAATCAACAGAAAGGAGGTAAAAAGATGAGATAGCAACATCAAGTATTATTCGCCACAGGTAGAAGTGTGGCATATAATAGAAAAACTCATTTAATAAAAGTAATTCTTTCAGGGGGCAGAATCAAAAAAAAAGCCCCCAACGTTCAAATAATTATTGCCACATAAAAATTTGAAAAAGCATAAGACACCGTACGTTGGAGGCTTAATATCTTCAACACGGTATCTTATGCTTTGTTTATGTATATATCAAGTTTTTTATGTGGCATGGCAAAGATAAGAATAAAAACTAGAAAAAACATGTGCAAGTCAGAAATCTTTGCCAAAATAATTAATATTGTTTCAAAAGAAACAGAAGTGTCTGTTGACCAAATATTATCGTCTGATAAGAAGATGGAGACAGTGGACGCCCGGTATCTTCTTGTATCTCTTCTTTTCGAAAGTGGCATGTACCCTTCACAGATAGCCGTTCATATCCACAAAACCAAACGTGCAGTTAACTACATGATATCTAATTTCCATGAGAGGATAGAGAATGGGAAAATGATGAGAATATATTGGGATAATATAAAGAATTTGTTGGGAAACAACTGATTTTCCATGAGTTATGATATATATACTTTTGTGAACGGTCGATTTTGACCGGGATACAAAATACAAATACTTATGGAACGAACTTATGTTTTTAACCAAGACGGTGGAACCGGAGCAAACAATGGTCTGCTTGCGTCCATTCTTCCGTCCTTGCAGAGCCGTGGAATTGACACAGGCTATCTGATGGGGCTGATGGGAGGAAATGGAAACGGCGGCTTTTTCGGAAACAATGGAGGTTTTCAGGACATCATTGCATTGATTGTGATTGCAGCCATCTTCGGTAACGGAAACTTTGGATTCGGTGGCAACAACAATAAGGGTGCCGATGAAGGAAGAGAAATGATCATGCAGACACTTAACCGGAACGGTGTGGACATTGCATCATTAGCCCAAGCTGTTAACACCTCTTCAGACCAAATCCTTGCCGGTATTAACTCTGTATCACAGGCAATCTGCGGTCTCGGTAACCAAATGGGTCAGAACACCAACAGTATCCTGACTGCGATTATGCAAGGTAACAACGCTCTGATATCTCAGATCTGTAGCTGTTGCTGCGATATGAAACAGCTTGTAACCACACAAGGATACGAGAGTCAGCTTGCAATGTGCAACCAAACTAACGCATTAATCAACACTGCTAACCAAAACACATTGTCATTGCGTGACGGTGCTACTGCCAACACGAATGCTATCCTTGCTAAACTTGATGCAATCCAAAATCAGGCATTGCAGGACAAGATCGCATCTCTTACTGCGGAAAAGGCTACTTTAACAGCCGAAATATCCCAGCGTAATCAGAACGCCACTATCCTGAGTGCAGTAGGACAACAGATTGCTCCTTTGGCAGCCGGATTGCAGGCATTACAAAGCGATGTTGATGGAATCAAATGCAAGCTCCCCAATACTGTGAGTGTTCAATACCCCAATTTAACCGCTATTAATACAGATTGTTTCCGTGCAGCCGCCTACGGTGCATATATGGGTGACGCTGTATACGGACGTAGTGGATGTGGTTGCAATAACTACTGGGGTTAATCCGGCAAGAAAGGAGGTAGATATGTGGCCTAACTTTTTTACAGGATTCCCGTTCCCATTCCCATCAATCGGAAGAGCAAACTTCAATACTCTTCCTACGGTGGCTGTGACAGTCGGTACGGAGAATGTTACTCTTGAACTCCCTAACCATGCATTCCGTAACAGGGATTATGTTGGGGGATTCTATATCAGTCTCCGACAAGCTATACCTGCCGGTACGACTGCTACACTTCCGATATTGATAGGAACTAATGGGGACACAAGACCGTTGATGGCTTATAACAATGAGCCTGTGACTGTTGCAAACTTGGCTGGAACCGGCATCTATGAGATTCATTATAACAAGTACACCAACGAATTGTATCTTGTTAATGGAGGGTACAGACCGACAACGGCTCCGGCTCCTACAGTAGAAACCGCTTCTTTACGGAGCAAGTAATAATTAACATGGAGTTTTGTGGTGGTTCCCCAAATGGGAATAACCACACTCCTTAAAATTAAACAATCATGTTTCAATCACTTCGTACCAATAACCAATTGTATATACTTCATAAGGATGCTAACCCGTTTATCGAATACGGCCCGGTGGTCAGCGTTTCCGCTCCCAAGCCGAAATATCCTATGGCATCCCCTATGGGACAGTTGCCCCAAATGGAAATGGTTGTGGATGTTGTTGTCTGCATCAACGGGCAGAACACGACATTCCAAAATCTTCCTGCCGGCATGGATATAGCCGACTTCGGACAGAACGGGAATATCGTAGTGTCATGCTCGCGTGATGCTATGAATAACGAGGTCGCTTCTATGAAACAGAAAAGCATAGACATCATCAACAGCATGGACTTCCACAATTCCGTCATTGCAGGGTGTGACAAGATGCTTACGCTCTTGAACCCTGAATTTGCCGAGAAACAACGTCAGGAGCAGGAAATATCCTCTCTGAAAGGGCAAATGGCGGAAATGAGCAAGAATATGTCTGACCTTATGGATTTGAACAAACGGCTCATGGAACAGCTCGGAGTGGTTGAAACATCCAAAACAAAGAAATGATTATGGGAATGTGGGAAATATTAGAAGAAGGGCGTGACGATTACGGACGCGGCTTCGGTATGAGAGGTGACGAGGTGGAGGAAGCCTATAAGGAAGGCTGCCGCAAAGGTTACGAAAAAGCCATGAGAGAAATGCGCGGAGAAATGGGTTTCCGTGATGGTGGAAGAAGTTATTCAGGTGGTGGAAGCTCATCCGGCATGGATGAACGCAGATACCCCGGATACTTTCCTGAATATCCGCGTATGGATGACATGGGCGAACGCAGACGCAGACGCGCTAACGGTGAGTTTTATTAATGGTGGAGGGGTGGAATGCCCCTCTTTTTAAATAAAGGTTATGGAACAGAGATTGGATACATACAGCAGATTTCCATCGGGCATGAGGGAATATCTGGAAGCATACGGCTTTCATTTCAGCAAGAAACTTTATGAATGGGCCGTTTCAAAAATGAAGGTGAAAGACGAAGCCACGGGCAAAGAGAAAAAGCTGGAGCCGTGGAGCAAAGATGAAGTGGACGATATGCTGAAAGCGAACGGAATTACCATTGAGCACGACAAGGGTTATGACGTTGCTTATGTCGCAAACATGCTGAAAGCGGATTTCTATAAAAAATCATTGGTTGACGAGGCTCACTTATGCAAGCATATAAAATGCTACCTTGATGATATTGATGGCGATCCTTGCAGGGCGTTTGACGAGTTCTTTGCCACCTGTATAGGTAAAGGGATTCCTGTAATCTGGTCGGATGTGATATGATTATTCAGGAGTTCTACATACCGAAATATGGGGACTGGCACGTCAAAGTGTATTATGCGGTACACACCTATTGGGCGGATCGGATCATTATGGACCTGTACCGTATAGGATGCAGGGGGGATTCCCTCAAGCGTGCGTATCGCAATCTGACCGAAGGCAGAATGAATACCGGTCTAACCTATTCGGACTACAGGAGAAGAGAGACAGTAATGGTTATCTCACTAACCTCTACCCCCGAAGAGTTTCAAAATTCGTGGGACCACGAAAAAGGTCATTTGTGCCGGCATATCTCCAAGGCTTTCGGGATTGATCCTTATGGAGAGGAAGCGCAATATCTCAGTGGATATGTCGGTCAAAAGATGTTCCCTGTAGCCAAAAAGTTCTTATGTGAACATTGCAGAAAAGGACTGGAAAAATAATAATCGAACAGAAGCGTTCTTTGACTTGTTGGAATTACCGATTTAATTGTTAAAAAATAGAGATTCATATATAGTATAGCAGTAATTTGTTTTCTTTGCAAAATAATATATGTAAAAGTATGACGTACTATATATGGTTTGACGAAAGTGATAAGGAAGGAGAGTTCTACTCAAATTTCTATGGAGGTATTCTTATAAAATCTAAGGATTTCGGCAATGTATTGCAGATGATGAAATACAAAGTTGAAGAATTGGGGCTTACCAACGAAGAAATCAAGTGGCAGAAAGTGAATCAGTATACGTATGAAAAATATTGTTCACTGGTTGATTTCATATTTGATTTGCTCGAAAACGACTTAATAAAGATTCGTATATTCTTTAGAAATAATCAATACGTCCCAGTAGGATTAACGAGTGAGCACAAACGCAATGGATTCTCGTTTTTATATTATCAGTTTATAAAACATTCTTTTGGATTGCAATATTCTAATCAGACAAAAGAAGACATAACATTGAAATTGTTTATTGATGACATTCCAATGAAAGGACCAGATAAAGCCAAATTTGAAGAATACTTGTATAGACTGAATAATGATTCAGGTTTTAAGGAAGCAAAAATAAAATTACGATATGGAGATATTCAAGAAGTTAATTCAAAAAAACATATACCACTTCAATTAATGGACTTGGTATTAGGCTCTATTTGCTTTAGATTAAACAATAAACATAAAATCAAAGACCCGATAACGAATAAAAGAGGAAATAGAACCAAATTAAAAGAACTTCTTTTTAAGCGTATAAGTAAAAGAATAAGGATATTACGCCCTAATTTTAATATAGGAGAAAGCACAGGTATTTCTTACCCATCTGATAGATGGGACTATCCATATAGCCATTGGAGTTTTAAACCTAGCAACTATAATAGGGATATGAACCAATCTAAAGGTGCAAAAAAAAGATAACCCCCATACATCTACACTAGTGAGCTACGGTCAACGTAGCCTTTCAATGTATCAAGGGCTATCTTCATGGCGCAAAGATAAAATTAAATATTCAAAAACGCAAAATAAAGTAACTATTTAACATTAAGCGGTAATTCCCAACGGTTTTACCGCTTTTTTTATGTTTAAAAATGAAAGAAGATAAGTTGAACATATTGCTTGAACATGCTGATGATGTGCCTCACTGGTATTTTTGTCGTTTACTTGCTGTGATGCGATGGAACGTATAGAGAGGTGGATATACAGGCTGATACCTCTTGTCGTGTTGGCAAGGGTGATATCGTTGTGCCTATGAACTAAAAGCGATAACTCATAAGCACAACGGATGGATTTATATAATACTGTTTAATTTTTCCGCATGTTTTTCTACTGAACTATTTAGAATTTTTGCATAAACTTGCGTGACTGAAACCTTTGTGTGCCCTAGCATCTTAGACAACGTTTCGATAGGTACGTCATTTGCTAAAACAACAGTGGTAGCGAATGTATGCCGGGCTATGTGACTGGTTAAGGGCTTTTTTAAGCCGATAAGTTCAGCTATGATTTTAAGGCTTCTGTTAAATGACTGTACAGTAGGGACTGTAAATTTATAATCGTATTTTTTTAATATTTCCATTGCTGGAGTAAGTATAGGTGTGTAAAATTTGGTTCCGGTCTTGATACGTTCTCCGTCTATATATGCAACTCCGTTATGTTCTACAGTACATCTGTCATAATCAAACATGTATAAGTCAACCCATGATAAGCCGGTATAGCATTGAAATATAAACTGGTCACGTACTTTTTGTAATTGTCGATCATTCAACTCTATATTGCGGATAGATTGCAGTTCGTCCATTGTAAGAGGCTGTCTTGTTTTATATCTACCATGTTTATCTTTGAATACCCTGTAAGGTGTGTCCTCGATAAGTCCAAGCCGAAGCGCTTCATTAATATAAGGTTTTATTCTCTTATGGTATCCATGTATTGTTGTCTGTCCTCTTGTTGGATCTTCTCTTCTTATAAACCTGTCAAATAAAGCTATATTTTCAGGAGTGATATCGTCAAATGTTTTAATTACTCCGGAGCGTTTTAGAGCTTCCAGTGCTATAAGGTGCGCTCGTTTGGTTGACCATTTAAGATCCCTTCTTTGTAACTCGTCATAAGCGAAATCTAAAAATGACGATTTAGACTTTACGTGTTTTTCGTTATAAAAAATATTAAAGTTTTTTAGATTGATGTCTTTTCCTTCTTTTCTGATATTTTTGATAATATCATCAAACTTTTTTACATATTGGGTTATTGCTTTATTTAATTGTTTGAATTTAGCGTGACGTACCACAAATTCTCCATCCCATTGGTTTGAATACAGTTCAATGTCTGTTGAGATCCATTTCCTTTCTGTACGTGAGAATTTAATTTCAATTTCAACCTTAGCTGATTTCTCCGGTGTTGCTTTCTTTTTTCTGTCGAATACCGGCTTGATTTTCCATGTTTCCATACTGTTTCTTTTTAGTTTATAATTTGTTAATTATGGTAAATGTGATACCAAGTGTGATACCAGCTGTGATACCAGGAACAAATTAGTATCACAAATAGTTCAACAGTGTAATGATAAGTAATGCACAGTAACGGCAGTAATCATTAGTAAGATTACTTAAACACGTTGAAGATCAGTCGATTAGGTTTGTAAGACATTGATTTATAGCCTATTGGCGTAAAATAAAAAAAGGGGGCATTTTGACCCCCCTTGAGCCGAAACCGGGAATCTAACAAATTATTTATAATCAACTAATTAAGCGTTGTTTATTGCCATTGGTATCACATAGTAAAAATATTCAACACGCCTCTAAGCCCTGTAGAGGGCTTTTTTTATGTTTTTGTGATACCGACAAATTCCGTTTTAAGTTAAAAAATCCACCTATTTTTAACAAGATTGTATAGCGTATCATATTACTTTTTCATACAGTTTACCATTGATTGTTAGATAGGAGTTAAAACATAATGTTTTGCTTAGAATATTAGATTAATGACGTTATTCTATAATTTCTCCCAAATCAATATCAACGATAATTTTTTCGTCTGTAGTGGTATTGTCATAAAATATAATTTTTAACGAAATGACCATTTTATTTCCACTAGTAGATATGTTTGTATAATTGAGTTTAGAAGGCTTTTTATATTTATGATTGATATAGCTATGTAGATTTATATCTGTTCTTCCTTTGTCAAGGTCAAATATTGACATACCGTCATAAGAAGTCCTCCCGTCATCCCAATCGACTAGCACATATTTTCTTCCCAAAATAGCGTCAGGACTACCAAACCCAGCTAGATGTATATGGTTATTTTCTTCTATTATATTCCCGCTCTTGTCAATAATAAAATATCCGTTATTTTTCCCTATTATAATAGAATCCCCATATCTTATAGCTGCATTTTCGTAATCGTAATTATATGCTCCGTCATTACATATATATTTAGTAGATATAAGATCCCCATTCAGATTATAAATGGCAATACACTCAGCTGAGCATTTTAACATCATTGAAATATTAACAAAACCAGACCATTTACACAATAATAAATTATCATTGTCAAAAAAAGGATATCCTGAAGATGGCTCAAAAGCTACTGTTTTGTATTCTCCATATCCTAAATATATATCTACTGGATCAGGAATTATCATATCTTTCTCCCATATAATCTTATTATCACTTCTTCTTTCTTTTACCAGCCGCTTTTTAGATTCATTATTTATTGATGCATAATATATATGCGTTGAATCTTGGGCTAATAATTTCCATTCATTAGTTGTTAAATAATCATCTACGGGAATGTTATCTTCGTTATTACTACAACTGGATATTACTCCAATAAGTAATAAAGATATTAGCAATACTTTTTCCATAATATCTATTTTTTATTAAGACTAATCGTCTTATGAATATTATTCTTTTCTGGATCTATTTTATTGCATGTAATTAGATTTAACTCAACTCCGAAAAGAAGTCTCTCTAATCTATCATGTTGGTTATTCATCTTAATGGCAATATCTTCTAATTTGTGTATTATATCATTGTTCATGTCTAAGGTTTTTAATCTCCTTAAAAAACATGATAAGATGTTCATTTGTTTAGCTTACATTTGGTTTTTCTAA